CCCATTACACCGCATTTAACGCATTGTAACGATTTAACGTATGGAGGTAAGTTATCGGTTACGACTCTCTCTATATGATCGGTCATTTTGCCGCATAGACGGCATTTAGTTTTATATATCGCCATAGTTAGACCTCTTTAGATATTGCATCTCGAATAAGCTAGAGCGTGGTACCCAGTAGTTATCTTGGTGCGGATGTTTGTAGCGTGGTGTCATAGCCATATGCACCGGCATCCATCCGAGCAATATGTAGACCGGGCTAAATCCTGTAACCAAGATAGCTACATCGTTAGGCCGCTCGGACATGGCGCTCTGTAAGATGAGATGCCCGTTTTGGTGCTTAGTCCACTTGACCTCGACGTTTTGCCCTACATCGGCTCCCTCGTGCACGTTTTCGATCTTAGGCTTAAACCCAAAATCGCCAAAATATGCAGCTACAGCGATTTCAGCTCCGGCACCCTCGGCCTTTTGCCATATGAACTCGTGATAGTTAGCAAACTTTTGCCCGTATTGATTAGCATCGGTAGGGTCAGCGTTAAAGTGTATAGCTCTCGCTAGGCCGGCTTGGTGAGCCATAATTTCCTGTGACCTGTCGAGTATTACCTTAGCTACGCCCGGCACTCTGCACACAACCACGTAACGGCCTCTAATCCGATATCTCGTATAGTTAATCCGCCTAATTGGCTGACCCATTGGTCACAGTAATCACAGCGATCTACCGGCGTAGAGCTTGTAGATCCGTCATCGTGGATAGTGGTGCTTATCCCGTTTTTAATGAAAGTTATTTCGCCCATAGATACACCATTAACGCGATAAGAAATAGCTGTATCATTATTAGTATTTTTACTAGCCCTTGGATGGTCATACTTGGGGTTTCCATTTACCATCGCTGCCGAGTACGTGCCAATAAGGGTTACATTGATTAGCTCGATTTTTTTCTGTGCACTTATACGCAGCCCACGGCTTGCCTGTAGCTTTAGCTGTGCCCTCGGCCCATATCATCGTGCCGTGAGCGCATCGTGGGGGCTCTGCTACTTGCTCGCCCCCAAGGTTTAGCTGTATTTCTCCTAGAGCTGTTGCCATAGTTGGAATACCCTCGTGCGCTACCTTTGTGCTCCATGGATCCGAGTCAGCCGGTAAGGTCTCGACCTTTTGCATATCCTGAGCTGTAGGCCTCGAGCTATATTCTAAGCTCGGCGTTAGTAGACCTATGCAACGGCCATAAGCGGACGTGACAGTATCCTCAATTAGCCAGCGTTTCATATTTTGAGTCAAGCTAGCGACGTTACCAAAAGCGTAATCTACGGCGCTTGGCACCATATCCTCGTACTCCCTGTATGCCTCAGCTTTAACTAGCACCGTGCCTTTAACCATATCGATATCCTCGATATATGCGATTAATCTACCCGTCGGAAATTCTGATCTAAACCGTTTAATTCTTGCGTTTACATCCTCGTAGTTATCTAAAAACCCCATTAGATTAGCTCCTTATCTTTAAGAGCTCGTGCTATTGATCGGCCCCGAATAAAGCCCTCGCCGTGACCTTGGCGGTACCCGATCGAGTAACCGGCCACTACCAAAAGAAAACCTACGCCACAAAAAAACAGGCCTATCAAGATATCTAAACTATTCATTATTCGCCCTTTGTTAAGGCCGATCAAGCTACTAACCGAGTAGCCCTCTCAGCGTTTGTAGTATCAGTATGAGGGCTACTTGTCAGATATCAAAGCGTATTTCTGTTGGCGTGTCGCTAGTCGTAGGCTCTACCTTAGGTTTAGTTTTTAAGCCGTTCGCGCTTACGATCCCGGCAAGCGTACCGGTAAGAAATACGGTCAGCGTGGAGACTAGATCTATAAAGGCTGCATCGTTAGGCGCTTGCTTCATAGGCTGAGTAATAAAAAGCAACGCATAAAGCATAGACATAACGGATAAAGCAAAAACAATAGCCAAGATTATGCCAATAGCCACTATGAGCCGTGCGTGTAGCTCCTCAGCTGTGAATCTACGCCTCGCCATTATCTAGTACTCCCTCATCAAAAAGATCTTTAGTACATAAGCCGAGGCTTTCGCACTCCGGAGGTTTACACTCGGCCTTTTCCCAGTTTTCGTATTCTTGGCACGGGTATCTGACCCAGCCCTGATAACCGCACCCTGATAGGAGCATCGTCCCCACAGCCGCCCCTATCAAGGCCCGGATCATCGTGCGCCTATACCGAATTGCTTCTCGCTAGGCTGTACAGCCTTTAGTAGTGGACCAATTAGGCCAGCGATAAAAGCGTTAGCTAGTACTTTTGGATCTGTCACACCTGACATATAAAGAGCTGCCACAGCTGCTACAGCTGCACGTGCATAGGATTTAGCAGCTGCCTCGATTTGTTTTCTGTTCATTGTTATCTCCTGTAATGCCCTTTAATTGAACTATATTAATACGGATACGTCTACCGTACCGGTAGCGCATATAGCGTATAGAGCATCGTAATTTTCAACCATTAAAGTTAAAGATGCGCCGCTATTTAATTTATAGCCGTTAGCGGTAGTTACGTTAGGCCCACCTAAAAAAATAGGGTGATTACCGCCGCCGGCAAGATTATGTAAATATGCGGTCTGATGAAAAATACTAGCAGCTACTAAAAGGGTAGCCGTAGTACCTACTGAAATTTGTGCACTATTTGGCATCTCTTAAACCTAATTTTTCTATTAACCGTTCAGCTTTAGCCGGCTTAACCTCTACCTCAAAGTGCATATCATCGGGACGGCTCTTAAAGTCTCCGCCCCACTTAAGGCCGTATTTCTTAGCAAGCGCCCGGATCATAGGTATTTTTTCCGCCGGGAAAGTGTCGTATTTTCCAAGAGGATGTTTAGTAGCGTTAAGATCTATAGCTGTACCGGATGAGTGGCAAGAGAGGCGATCAGTACTACCTCGCACCATACGGAAAGCGTAGCCCCAATCATCTAAAGTGCCTTTATCTATCGGCTCGATCAGCTCGTGAAACTCAGCGGCGAACCCGGCTAGTAATGGCCCCACACTTGCAGCACACCGTAGCTTTAGATCCGTTCCCTTTACAGGGAATTGCTTTACCTTGATCTCATCCGGATCTTTTGATGCCGGATAGCCGTTATAGCTTGTAAGACTCATCCCAGTAGTAGAGCCGCTTCATCGGCTGTAAGTCCAAGGCGATCTAATATTGCTTGGCGAGCTTCGGCTTTTGCTTCGGCTTCGGCTTGCTCAGATATTGCGCTTTGAGCATCAATCTCCATTTGTGCTAATTCCTCAGCGTTTGCGTCTCGTACAATTTCCTCGCCTGTTTGAACATTGACGATCTTAACCTGTGGCGTGTTTGTTTGTGTCATTATGATACTCCGTAAAGTAGGACTGTTCCTGATTCAAAAGTGCCGCTTGCAGGAAAGATTTGTAAAGACGAAATTGCGGTAGTTTGGTTATACACTCCAGTCACCTGTTGAGTCATCACAACGGCTTTGTTGTTGTAGTTTGTTTGTACAACTCGACCTAAAAGCGCTTTCCAAGTTGATGTATTGGCATAGTCAAAAATTTCGTAAGTTCCCAGATTTAGGTCAGTTCCAGAAACCGTTCTTTGAGAAAACACTTTTGTGGTTATTCTAGTTTCATTAAAAGTTCCAGTTGCCCCGTCATACCAAACTGTGCTATCACGGTCAATGTGACGGTTAGCGGTAGTATCGCCATTAAAACGCATGTATGTTTGTTGTTCAATAGTGTTGGTCACAACATTTCGAAAAACTATGTATAAATTTTTGTAAGTTGATGGAATTGACGAAAGAGTAACTGTCGATAGGGTTGCAAGATTTGTAGTTGAAATCAAAGTCATACCACCAGCAGCAGCGGTAGCCCACTTTAATCCTGTAGCCGTAGAGCTGTCAGCTGTGAGCACCGTGTCATTAGCTCCGACCGCAAGGCGAGCAAAAGTATCCGCACCTGTTCCCGGTACGAGATCTCCCTTAGCATCGATAGCTGTAGCCATTGAGTTAGTTACCGTTACTGTGCCGGATGTACCGCCGCCGCTAATACCGACGCCGGCTGTTACGCCCTCGATATCACCGGTTGCGCCGGAGGCTACCCAAGCTGCACCGTCGTAATACCAAAGCGAGTTATTATCTTTTGTAAAAGCGAACTGTCCCTCAGCCGGAGCCGTGATAGCAGCATCTCGCGCCGTAGCGTTAGTAAACACGTTAATACCCTGCATAAGATAGCCGTTTACATCACCGGCCGTTAATACCTCACCCGTTACAAAGGTCTTAAAACCTTGCCCAGCTGCCATAGTCTTACTCCCTAGTACGATAACACGGAGGTATCGAGCACTCCGTATAGTGATGAGTCTAATATAAAGCCGTCGATAATCGGCTCTAGTGTTGTAAATGTCGTTTTCCAAGAGCTCGGCGTTACTTGGTGTTGTACGCCGAATACTTGCAAGGTTTGTATAAGTGTCGATCCACCAGGTTGGTTAGTGGTAATTCTTACCGGGTCAAAAAAATCTAGCTCTAAGGCCGCTAATATGCCATCGTTATAGTCCACGCTGTAAAGGTTCAGCTCTAAGAAATCGCATCGGGTTTGAGTATCTTTACGGGATGCGACATAGGCCCGGGCATAATCGAGAGCAGCTTGATCGGTCTCCATTACTAAATCCTGTTGATTATATGAGTGAGTGAAATACTCCTCTATGGATGCCTCGTCTAGAGCTACTTGAGGCGAGCCGCCTATTTTGCTTATGCTCGCTTGGTTATATACCTGAGTATCGTCTAGGCGCCATATAGCATTGTTATAGTTAATATCGGTGCCGTTATCGTTAAACACTCTAGGCGGTAGGGCTTGAGAAGCTACGCTAAAATTACGATCTTTGAGCGTTATGTTGCCTCGAGCATCCATATATAAAGCTCCGTACTCGGATATAGTTGCGGTCTGCATGGCTGCTAGCGCCGTCCTAAAGGTACCCGGGTCAGCTTGAAACGGTATATCTCCGAACTGTATCTCTCGCTGTGATGGTGGAAAGAGGATCTCGTCCAAAATAGCGTTTATGCGCTCGCCGGGTAAGTCACCGGGCTCAGCTAAAGTTACTGTAGATATTTGACTATTCTCAAAGAGTCTAAAAGCATCGACAGCTGTAATAGTTGTATAA